CTCAGGGCTTACAGGATGTGTTACTGCTCGCGCCCTCAAGGGACTACCTGGCGCGCCTGCCCCACGGCAAACTGCCGGACCGCAGCGACTTCAAACGCTTTATGGGCGACGACCCGAGCCGCCACAAATACTGGCAAACCGCGATGAGCGAGAGCCGGCGGCTGGGGGATGAGTTTCTGCAACTGGCCGACAACGGCGGCCTGGGCGAACGCTTGCAGGCGCTGTGACCCAGCGGTAGCCATGCAGATCATCACTGAGGTTGAACAGGGCTCGCCTGAGTGGCTGGCCCTGCGCCTGGGCATCGTCACCTGCTCTGAGCTTGAGTGTCTTCTGGTCAACGGCAAGGGCGAGTCAGGTTTCGGTGTAGGTGCATTCACTTACATGAACACCCTGATCGGCGAACGTATCACCGGCGAAGCTGCTGACCCCTTCCAGGGTAATCGTCACACAGAGCGCGGTCATGAACTGGAAGGCGTGGCGCGAAAGCTCTACGAGAAGCGCGAAGAGGTTGAAACCAGCCAGGTGGCGATCATCCTCAACCATGGTTCCGGCTACTCGCCTGACTCGTTGGTTGGGGATAAGGGCCTGACTGAGATCAAAACCAAGCTGCCGAAATTCCAGGTTGAGGTGATCCTCTCCGGCGAGATCCCAAAGGAGCATGTCGCCCAATGCCAGGGCGGCCTGTGGATATCGGAGCGTGAGTGGATCGACTTCGTTTGCTACTGGCCCGGTATGCCGATGTTCGTCAAGCGTGCTTACCGGGATGAGGCAATGATCCGAAGGATTAGCGAGCGGGTTAAGACCTTCTACGAAATCCTGGAAGACCGCATGAACCAAGTATTGGGGATCGCAGCATGATCAGCATCCTACAGAACGAAGTAGAGCGCCTTCGGCCTGCATCGAACGAGCTGAACTCCCTGACCGAGCAGTTCCTGGCAGCCGGCGGCAAGATTGAAGAAGGCCCATCCAGCGGGTATATCCCGAAGCCGATTACATACAGCAATCAGATGCCGCCCGCGCCGAAGCCGTTTGTTCGGCGCAGGGTTGAGGCTGCCCCGCTGCCCGTAGAGCCGGAATCACACGCCGACGCACGCACCGAAGCCCGCCTTAAGCGAGTTGAGCAGGTGAAGGCTCTGGCACCTACGCACACTCAAACGGACCTGACCAAGATCCTAGGAATAAGCCGGCGCACGCTTTTGAGTATGTCGAAAGAGTTCGGATTCCAGTTCAAGAGAACGAACAAAGGCGGATTCAACGGCGTGGAACGCCAGAATTGGCTGATTGAGCGTGACGCAGAGTTTTCAGAGCGCATAAAGGCGTTCAAGGAGCTGGGCATCACCCGCCGCCAGTGCTGCGGGAAGCTTGCGATCTCGCACAAGACCTTTGAGCGGATATTGGAAAAGTTCGACATCGACTATCCAAAAGCACGCCAGGGCAAGACTTCATGCGCCGCATAGCCCGCACCCAGCAACGCAAACGTCAAACCTGGCTCGCACTGCCGGCCAGCGGAATAGAAGAGGTAGGCCATGGTCAAGTCAGTGCAGGAACGCTCGGCAAAAACTGCCAGGAAGCGCGTGGCGAATGCCGAAGAGGAATTGCGGCTCAGGGTTCGCCCAGGCACCCGGCAGGCTCTGGCCGACCTCATGGAGTGGTCAGGCATTACTGAACAAGGCGAGGCGAGGCGATGACGCTGATGATTCATCACCTGCATGCGCTGGGCTCGAAGGCCATCTTCCTGCTGGAACCTCCGCGCCACGAAATCGCTATATCCGAAAACGTGGCGCGGGAGTTTCAACGAAAGAGCATGCAGATGCTTCAGAAAGACCCGGGCGATGAGATCATCGAACCAGTGTGAAACTATACATTCGTTGAAATATGTCAGGAATTTCCTCGGCCAAACTCCTGTAAGGCATCGCCAACGCCCCAATCTGCGTTTATGTAGGTGAGCATTTTCATAGTTTTTTTGCTCTCCTCTACAAGGTTTTGGATCTTCTCAGCTGAAGCCTCATCTGATTCGATCAGTTGGAGGATCGCAGTGTGAAGATAAACGTATGCAGCTGCGGGTGGGATTTTTGCCCTGGTTCCTCTGGAAACGGCCAAATGAATATCCTGCTGCCTGTTTTGGGTTGCAAACTCAAGCACCGACTTTGCTCTCTCGCGCTTTGCTTGATAGTGATTTTGAAGCCACATCCCGCCGAAAGATGCGAGCGCACCAACCAGCCCGCCTAACAAGCCTGCTATTGCTGAATCCACAAAGCTCTCCTTGATCCGGCTCCATGCCGGTCACCCCTAATACCCCAACCCAAACCAAATTGCCACTACCGGTCACCGGAGGGCGGCGCCTGACTGGAGATAATCCATGGACGACCAGTTCTACCTGAAAGACAGCCGCAGCCACGCCTGCGTCGGCGACGGGCTATCGTTCTGGGGCTTCGGTGGCTCTGGGTACGTCACCGACTTGGCCAAGGCCCAGGTGTTCACCCGTGAAGGCGCTTGCGATCACCGAGACACCGACATCCCTTGGCCCAAGGCCTATATCGACGCCAGGGCGCGTGCTGGTGTCGACTGCCAATATGTCACCTTGAGCGAGGCCCTAGGCCGGCACCCCGACGCAGCCGAGTTTTACATCCAGAAGCCGCAGTGCTGGAACGGCAACAACCTGATTTGGCTTTGTGAGGACGGAGTATTCACAAGCGATCTGTCGAAGGCAGTCGTAGTACCGAAGGCTCACACCATCACCTGGATAGGCAAGCTTGGCTCAACAGGCGCCATAGTGTGGCCCAAGCCATACATCGATAAGTTCGCCCGAAGGCTGGTTGAGCGAGACGACGTGGACATCAAGGAGGCCTTGCGTGGCACCGGCATAAAACTGGCCAAGCCGCAAAAGCCGCGAATGATGATGTTCAACTGCGATGGTTGCGGTCGGTTCATAAGCGACGCGCAGCGCTACCGGGAAGACTGCCGGAACTGCGGAACAAGCAACACGCCTTGAGGAACATCAACGTGAACGCTTGGCGCTGCCCTGCTGCGCGAATTGTTCAAACTCGGCGAGCATGATAACGGCCGTGAACTGCAACTCCCCGTACTGAGCGGCTATCTCGTCAGTCTGGAACGGCCAGTATTTCTCGTAGAAATCTTCCGCCGCTGCCTCAGCTTCCTCCTTTGCGATTTGAAGCTCGAGAAGGCCTGCTTCGTAGTTGTCATCACGCATACATACCTCTTTGATCCGGCTCCATGCCGGTCACCCGTAATACCCCATATCAACGAATCACGCCAGCCGGCGAGGATCCCCCATGTCCGATATCACCTACGGCTCTGTGTGCAGCGGAATCGAGGCCGCGACACAAGCGTGGCACCCGCTGGGCATGAAGGCCGCCTGGTTCGCCGAGATTGAGCCGTTCCCCTCGGCTGTCCTGGCCCACCATTACCCCGACGTGCCGAACCACGGCGACATGACCAAGCTGGCCGCCCTGGTGCTGGCCGGCAAGATCCCGGCGCCGGACGTGCTTGTCGGCGGAACCCCGTGCCAAGCCTTCTCGGTCGCCGGTATGCGGGAAGGCCTCACCGACCCGCGCGGCGCCCTCACCATCAAATACGTGGAGCTTGCAGATGCAGTTGACTATGTTCGCGCCGGCCAGCGAAAGCCCGCCAGCGTCATCGTCTGGGAGAACGTCCCCGGCGTCCTCAGCGACAAAGGGAACGCCTTCGGATGCTTTCTTGGCGCGCTTGCTGGGGAAGACTGCGAGCTGCAGCCTCCAGGGAAAAATGGCAGGACGCTGGTTGTGTGTATGGACCCAAAAGAACAATCGCTTGGCGGGTCCTGGACGCCCAATATTTCGGCCTGGCCCAACGACGCCGTCGTGTGTTCGTTGTCGCAAGTGCTCGAGACGGATTCGATCCCTCAGCAATACTTTTTGAGTCCAACAGCCTGCGCCGGGATAATCCGCCGAGCAGAAAAGCGACGCAAAATCCTACCGGTACCCTTGCAGGAGGCGCTCGCAAAAGTGGCGGATACAGCACTGATGATATCCCCCTCACGGTTGGAACCCTGACAAGCCATGCATTCAGTGGAGGGGCTGGCGGGAGGCCCGAAGGTGCCACTGCTGGACACTTCGTTGTCGATGTCGCACCGACGCTACGTGCAGGCGGAAACCAAACCGGCGGCGATAGACCGCCAGGAACAGATGTCGACACGTCCGACAGCCTGATAGTCGTGCACGGAACTCAAGATCCTTGCGTCAGCATTGATCAGGCCCACACCTTAGGGAGAAACAACGGGCAAGAGAATGCTCTGTATTGCCGCGAAGTAGCGCAGACCATTACCAGCAACTACGGCAAGCAGCTCGATAACACTAACTCCGCCCTGGGGCCGAACGTCGTAGCGCATGCGATTCAGGCAGGCGCGCTGCGCACCAACCCAGATAGCGGGCCTGATGGTATTGGCGTGCAGGCCGATCACGCATACACGCTTGAAGCCCGAGCTGAGGTCCAAGCGGTTCAGGCTGGCTCAGCGGTGCGCCGCCTCACTCCCGTCGAGTGCGAACGCCTCCAGGGAATGGCAGATGACTACACCCTGATCCCCTGGCGGGGAAAGCCAGCCAGCGAATGCCCGGACGGCCCCCGCTACAAGGCGATCGGCAACAGTAAGGCCGTCACTGTAGTTCGATGGATCGGCCGGCGCCTTCTGCAACAACTCTGAAATCCACCACTCCACCGCCCGGGCATGGCCCGGCAAGGACTCCCCGTGAAACGGATTTACCTCAGCGGCCCCAGGCCCGTGTGTGCCTGCGCGGCTTGGCAGGAATGATCCGGGACAGTGAAGGAAGGCATTTCACGTTGGCCGAAGACTTCGACCGTGTCGCCGCCGAGCGTGACGAACTCCAGCGCCAACTCGACCACAAAGATCAGCAGCGCGAATCAGAGCTTCGCAACGGTCAGGCAGGGGATAGGCTGGTGCGTGAGCTGCAACAGCGCCTGACCGCAGCGGATCAGGAGATAGATGATTTGCGTGCGGAGCTTACCACCAACCCAAAGCCCGACTCATTGCTTTGCAGGTTCTACGAAGTGACGGACTGGCCCGGCCTAGTGCGTGAACTGGTAGGCCATATCGCCCAGCTCCAGGATTCGGCAAAGCGCAACGTCAAGCCTTGGGAGGACACCTTCCCGCCAACACTGCTGCTGGCCTATATCAAACGTGTGAATGCGGAAAATTCGGAAGTCCTGGGCCAGCCAGCTTACCGATTACTTGGTGACGGGGACGTGATCAAGGACGGCGACGAGACCTTGAATGACGACACGGCGACTTGGGGCAAGGTGCCAATGGGTGTATTCATCGGCATGCCCTACAACAGGCGCGTAATGCTACCGGTCCGCCGTGCGGAAACCTGAAAGAGTACATCCGTACTCCACCAGCAAAACCTGTAACCCCTCCCCCTTCAAAGTCAGCCGCTATAGCGGCGAAGGAGCTGCCGTGACGAACTACTAGTTACTACTTGATTTATCATCTTCATGAAATTTTAGTTCTCCATTAAACTGCTTTTGAAGGAGCAACTTATTAACCTTCTGATCTTCGATTAACTCTTCAGGAGATGCTTGAGCATTAAAAGCAAGACGCTCATTCGAAACATGAAACTCCAACATAAACTCAGAGATATCGCTGACCAGCTCAATTCTAGCCTTACCGCGCAACCCCGGTCCTTCGAGATCAAAAAACGACCTATAACCGCGAACTATTTTTTCCATCTTCATTGCCTGTCCATAATCTAGATATGGCTCAAGCATTCCTGCAGCCGAGTCGAGGCCGACCCAAGCAGCCTCAAAATCTTTTAAAGTAGCGCCCTCGATTAACGCAACTCTGTTCATTACGCGCAACGCAGAAAAAAACGGTACGGACTTCTCCTTATTAGTTTGTGCAAGCGCTAACGAATTCTGTGACCTTGCAGTTTCTTTAACTGCGGTGACTGCGAAATATCCTGATATTCCAGCACCTACCAACCCCCCAAAAACCGCCGCCAAGCCAGCTATTATTGAAACACGCACCCCTTCTGAGACCGCCATTCCTTCAAACCTCAATAAATTCCTAAACATATCTTACAAGTTAAGAAGCGTTAGGCCTCTCGTTTTTTATCAACCCATCAAGCCTGCCGGTGAACGACGGGCGAGGAATTCGCATGTCTGAGAAAACTGTAAAAGCCATCATGGAACAAGCCCAAGTATTCGCCAGCAGCTGGTCGATGGTTGGCGGGCCATTCGCCGCCGACGACCAGCTCGAGCGCGCCGAAGTTGAAAAAATGGAGCTGGAGAAACTCGTCAAAGGCGCGCTGGAGGGCTCAGTAGGCGCCCCGCAGGATGTCGGCGAGATGATCGAAGCGCTGCTTGCCTGGCATAAACGGCAGACCGATCAGCTGCAGATCATTATCGACAATTCCAAGGAAGGCACGACCCTTTCCCTTGGCGCCGATGATCCAGTCGACATCATGCTGACAAAAGATATGGCTAAGGGCTTGCGCATCGGGATCGTCCTGGCAATGGATCGCCTTGGCAAACTGCCCATCAGCGTCAGCCATGGCGATGATGAAGATCCTGACTCCGACGACGAATAACCCTAACCCACCTTCTGCCGCCCAGCGCGGCAAGGACACCCCGTGTTCGCAATAAAACTCACCCTGCTCATTGTGGGCATAACGCTGTACGTGTCCGGCACCGTCTGCTGGATCTTCTGGATCGCACCCGAACTGGTCATGGACGGAGAGACGTCCGACCTTCTCTACGC